ATGGAACTAATTTGCCTCCATCATGGGGCGGTGAATATCGAACCAAGAGGGGAACTGTTCCGGGTTATCCAGACTTAATTGCGAAAGAGCTGGAGCCTTGGGTTAAAAGAGAGTATAACAAGATTGCTAACAGGAGATAAATGGCCGCCAACCTCAACACAATCCGAGCCACGATTGAAAGCAGGCTTGCAACTGAGCTTGCATCAAGTCCTGCTATCCCAGTTGTCTTCAACAACGTCTCTTATGCACCAACACCCAACTCATCATGGGTGCAATGCCTACTAAACTTTGGGGCCAACGAATATCTAAGCCAAGGGCTAACAACCAATTCTAAGAATAGAATTGTTGGTGTTATCGTCGTCAATATCTTCACGCCTGCTGGTGTCGGTTCTGGCGCCAACTATACGATCGGCAAGAGAATTCGTGATCTCTATAATCGAATCATAGTGTCGGGGGTTTTCTTCGATGCGCCAATTGGTCCTGAAGTTGTTGGAACACCAGCACCTGAAGGCTACTTTCAAACTCAGGTCCGTGTGACCTTTGAATTCATCGAGGAACTCTGACCATGGCAACCATCCGAGGTGAACAGGGAACTGTTCAATTTGATGCAGCAGGCGCTAGTAATGCCACGATTGCTGGCACTCGTAGCTGGAGCTTGACTATTACAAAAGAAACGCTTGACACCAGCGTTCAGGGAGACACTTTCCGCAAATTCATTGGAAGCATGGTGTCTGGCTCTGGCACTGTTGAGCTTGTTTACGATGCATCAGCAACGGGTCAAGCTGCGTTTATCGAAGATGTCGTGACGCCTAACGATCCTGCCGACGCAACATTTGAGTTGTTCACTACTGGTGCAACTTCTGGTACTGATTCGGTGAGTTTTGCTGGCATCATCACTGACATGGAGATCACTTCTACTGTTGGTGAAGTGGTTATCGTGAGCTGCAGCTTTATTACGAGCGGCACCATCACTTCCAATTTGGAGTAAAAAGGCTATAGTTTAGGTGACAAATATGTCGCTCAAATGCCTGCTTCAAATCGCACTGTAGACATGCTGGTCGGGGCTTTTGACCTCAACCAGCGTCGTAAATTTGAACTAAAGAATGCAGACGGCAAAACGATTGTCGATTTGTATTTCAAGCCGATCACTCGTGCTGATCGCAAAAAGGCTCAGCAATTGTCTGGCACTGAAGAAGCACTAGACATCAGCACGCAGATGCTGTGTCAAATGGCTGAACTTGAAGACGGGACAAAAGCATTCGCTGCTGCTGATGCCGCAAAACTGCAACGGCAATTACCCGAATCTGTACTTAACGAGATTGAGCTGTTCTTGTTTGGTGTTGGCGAAGAAGCTGGCCTTGATGAAGCAAAAAACGACTGACGCAGGACAACTGGCTCTATTTTGAGTTTTTTCTGGCCTGCGAACTAGGAATGACGGTTAGCAAGCTTCGTACGGAATTGACCGATGCGGAGCTTGTTCACTTTGCTGCGTATTACGAAGTAAAAGGCGAGAGGGAAGAAAAAGCGATGGAACGCGCAAAAATGCGTCGGCGGTAAAATCAAAGCATTGCTGGGTGACTTGTGGCTGAATCTGTCCTCAGGTTTAAGGTTGAAACCTTAGATGCCAACGCCAAGATTGCGCACCTGACAAAAAAGGTGCAAGGGCTTGAGGTTGCGGTAAAAAATGCTGGCGGATCTACTCGTGCTGCTGGCACTGGTTTTAAGGCTTTTTCTGGTGGAGCACAAGCGGCTGCTGTTGGTGCACGTGGATTAGGTGCAGCTTTACGTGCAGCTCTTGGACCATTAACAGCAGTTGTAGCTGCTGCCGGTAGCCTTACACAAGTGTTTGGTGTGTTGCGTCGGCAAGACTTTGCTGAAGCCAAAGTCAAATCTCTTGGTGTAAACAGTCAAGCACTTAAAGCACAATTATCTGATGTAAGCAGAGAGTTATCAGGTCAAGCTAGTGTTCTTGACTTAACAAGTGCAGCCTATGACGTTGCATCAGCAGGTTTTAGGAATGCTGCTGACGCAGCCAACATTTTGAAAGCTGCAAGTCAAGGCGCAACAGGTGGATTCAGTGACATCAACACCGTTGGTGATGCCACGACCTCTGTTTTGAATGCTTATGGACTTGAAGCTAACAAGGCAGCGAAACTCGTTGATGGTTTCATACAAACGCAAAACGACGGCAAAATTGTCATTGGTAAATATGCGGCCAACATTGCAAAAGTTGCGCCTGTTGCTGCTGCTTTAGGTGTCCAGCTTGAGGAAGTAAACGCAGCAGTTGCTCAAATTACTGCAGGCGGTCAAGGTGCAGAAGTTACATTCACAGCATTGAAGACTGCCTTTGCTCAAGTTGCTGCTGGAAAAGTTGGCAAAGAATTTGAAGCGTTAGGCGTTGAAATTAGTGCTTCAACCCTCAAGACTGATGGCTTGGCTGGAACACTTGAAAAAATTAAAAAGTCTGGCGCAGATGCTGGAACTGTTATTAAAGCATTTGGGACAGAAGCGGGTCCATCAATTCTTGCTCTGCTTAACAACACGGAGAAATACAACGAGCTTTTAGAGAATCAAAAGAATGCTCAAGGTGCAGCAGCTGAAGCAGCATTTACCGCATCCGATACGATTGACGGGCAACTAAAAAGATTAACAACAGCCTTCCAAAATTTATTTAGTGATCAGTCTGAACTTGGCATTATTATAAAAGAGACTTTTAAAGTTGCAGCAGTAACTGTTGAGGTTTTAACTGTTGCAATAAGCAATTTACTTTCTCCAATTCGCGCAATTTTTGCCGCAGTAAATCAGGTAGGTCAAGCGATTGCCGAGGCTTTAGGTATTGAAGGACTTAACGCTGCATTTGAGCTTGAGAAGGGATTTCAGTTTGTGCTTGGTGGAGTCAAGGCATTGGGCGATTTTATTATTGGCTTCGGTGTGCGAGTTGGTCAAGTTATTGGAGGGCTTGCAAAGTTAATTATCACTTCTGGCAAAAATGCTCTTGAAAACGTAACTAATTTTTTTAGAACAGCCTTAGACAGAATTGTTGGATTTCTCAAAAATGCTTACAACTTAATACCTGCCCCAATACGAAATTTCTTAGAGAAAGGCGCAACTGCTGTCACTTCTTTTGTTAGCGAGACTGTTGCTCTTGGTCAAGGTGTGACGCAGGGCACGACAGGTGCACAACAGCAGCAACAGCAGCAGCAAACTACGCAAAATGTAATTAGCCCTACTGGAGGCAAGCTCGATAAAAAGACAAAAGAGCAAGTTGACATGTCAGACAAGCTGCTTGAACTAAATCGGCAGCTTCGCAAAGAAAAAGAACTTGGCAATGAAAGGGAGATTGCAACTCTTGAATTGATGGTCGAGAGGCAAAAAATTGAGGAGGGCAACTTAGAGGGCAACAAGAAAACAAACGCATTGGAAGATGCGACATTTAGTTTTAGAAAGAAAATTTTTGCTATTGATCAAAAGGCTGCTGATCTTGCAGACCAAGAGCGGAAGAAACGTGAGGCTGATGAAAAGGCAAGGCGTGAAGCTGATCCTGGTTTTCAAATGAAACAGCAGCTTGAGGAAATGCTCAAGCTTGAAAATCAAGTTGCGGCTGGTGCTACTGCTATTGGTAACGCATTTACAAATTCATTCAAAGCCGTAGCCACTGGCAGCAAGAGTGCAGAGGAAGCATTGGCGGACATGCTGTCATCTGTAGCTGAGCATTTTATGAGTATGGCTACAAAAATTATTGCCCAGCAAATAACAATGATTCTCTATGGCACGATCATGAAGGCGCTTGGTGTTTCAATGCCTGGTGGTAGTAGTGATGGTACAAATCCGCCAGTGACAATGCCTGATGCTCCTCAATTGACAGCAGCAAATGGTGGCCCTGTATTTGGTAACTCACCAGTGATTGTAGGCGAGCGTGGACCTGAATTATTCGTGCCATTTGGCAATGGTGAAATCACCTCCAGTGAAAGCCTTGGTGCTGACATGGCAAATGCAATGTCAATTCCTTTTGTCCCTGGAGGCAATCAAGGCGGCACTACATCTCAAATGCTTAGCCGCCAAGAAAGCATCCAAGTCAATCGTCAAGAGAACCTGAGGCAGCTTTCTGTGCCGTTCACTCGTACTTCAGAAGCATCAATGATGGCAGCTGCTGAACAGCAGACCGCTGAGGCGATTTCAAACCCCGCTCCTCTTGATGTGCGATTTGAATCTCAGTCGATTAACGGTGTGGAGTACGTTACGGCTGAGCAGCATCAGGCTGGAATGGCGCAAGCTGCAGAGCGCGGTCGTGCATTGACTTTGCAGGCCCTGCAAAATAGCGTTAAGACACGGCGACGGGTTGGACTATGAGTGGCTATGCATTCTGCAACTACGTCAAGTTTCTAGAACCTTCCGGCTCTTCCTATGTAGAAACTGCTTATTACTTTCAAAACTTTACTGTTAATGGTTCTCGATCGCGGGGTGGTGATACTTATGCGTTTGCGCCGTTTGTTCTTGCAACTGGCGGAGGAGAAAAGAGTGGAGACCGCAGCTCTAATGTGTTGGCAATTGGGGCGTCAACTCAGGCTGGTTCAACAATTATTTTGAACATTTTTAAGCAGGCAGTTGAACAACGCTGGATCCTGCGGGTTGAAACTGTGAGCCTGAATATCAACACCTTTGCAGATGATCAGTTGATTTCAACAGAAAACTGGCGTGTTGCTTCGTATGAGATGGACACCAAGGTAATCAAACTGCGACTTATCTCGCCGTTGGATGCGGTTAAAGGTCAAGTGCCTAGAAGAAGGTTGAGTGAAGAGTTGGTTGGCGCATTGCCTACAACGGGACAAATCACGACGTGAAGCGTTGGCACCATTATTTGAGTTTGCCGCATAAGTTTGGCGCTGATCCAGACGATGGAGTTGGTTGCGATTGCGTGATTATGGTTTGGAACGTGTTGCGTGATGCTGGCGTTGAGCACCCACCTTATGACCCGAATTGGTTAAGCATGGCTTCTCGTGGACAGTGGGCTGCATTAAAGAACCAATGGCTGGAACGAACAGTTGTTTGCCCTCAGCAGGAGTATGCGTTGACTTTGTTTGACGAGCCAACAAGCTTGGGCTTAGGTATTATCGTGGATAATGGGCTTTTGTTCCCGCACCACAAGCGTGGTGTGCATTGGCTGCCCAGTAAAAAAGTTGCAAATCTGGAGTACAGGACGTTTCGATGACTATGCTCCCTTCCGATCGTTACCTTTGCAGCCTTTTAGGACTGACGGAAGAGGAGTTTCAATCGTTCCAAGCAGATGCAAGGCAGTATTTAAAAGAGAATCCGATTGAAGGTCCAGTTGCCGGTCTTGAGACAGCAACTGTTCTTGCGATTGTCAGTCTTGTGATCACTGTTGGGGCCACTGTGACTTCAATACTTTTGCGGCCAAGCGTGCCTGATGCAGGAGGAGGAGCAAACGCAATTAAACGAACTGAAAATATTGATGATCCAATAATCACAAACCAGAGTTTTTCGCCACGTTACGGCTTTGACTCTGTTCAAAATGTAATCAAGATTGGCAGCACAGTTCCTCTTGTTTATGCCAACAGATCTGTAGGCGGAGTGAAAGTTGGCGGTGTTCGCGTGAACATGCCACTTGTTTGGTCGCAGATGTTGTCGTTTGGAACGTCGCAAATGCTGCGAGCTGTATTTCTTGCCGGAGAGGGTGAGATTGGTGGATTTGATAATGATCTATGGGCAGTTGGCTCTAACCTTCTCAAAAACTACAAGTACACTACAAACTCTGCCACTCAAATTGCTGCTCGAGCAACGATCTATGCAAGTCTTGATGGTGGAGCAATCTTAGAAAACGATCGAGTTTTCGGTCGAAGCGGCGTTAATGACCGTAAAGCCAATGGTGGAGGCTCGTCTGCAACTTCACCTACAGGGGAGGTTTTCAAAGTTAATATTGGCAGTTCGGCTACGGAAACGGCTGCTTTTTCGTCCGTTCATACGCCTTCTTCAAGCACTACATTTGGCGTCTATTCTTTGATTGGCAACGATTTAGCTTTTAAGGTAAATCCTGTCATAAGACCTGGCGTCAAAGTTAATCAACGGAAAGGTGCCAATGATGGAAGGTATGAGGTTAGGTGCCCTAAGGACGGTCCTCAAATTGCAATGCGCATAAAGTTTAGATACAACTATGCAAGCTTTAGCGGCATCACCAAAAAAAATGGCTCTAATGTATCTGGAACGCAATCCCTAGCCGTAGGAGACAATATTACTTATGTTCTGTTCAAGGAGTCAGAGAAGGAGATTACGTTTACTGAAAACGGCACTTCTGAGTTAAGTAAAGATGTCGCGTCAAGCGTTGCTTCTAGGCAGGCATACTATGATCAAAATTTAATTATTGGAGAACTTTACAAGATTGGCAGTGCAATCGGGGTTTGCACCTCTCGTAGTCCTTCCAACGAAGTATTTAGATCAGAAGCTGATGAGGTAGGTACAACTCAGCAAATTGATGTGACGTTCGAGATTGTTGAGCCTGGATCTGTCGAAGCGTATACGGAAGCTCATTTAAAAGGTGCACATACAGGTTCAGCGGTAAACAACCCGTCCCCAGTTGCGCGTGCGGTAGCAACGAACAAAGGGCACATTCTGCGTTATGCACAGGCGGTAGTCACAAACACGCGAGCTTGCGACATTACTGAGATTGGATTTACCTCAACCTTAGGGCATAGAGTCAATGGACTTTGTAACTTTAAGGACACAAAGACTTATGAGGTTGCAGACAACTTGTTTTGCGAAACGTTTACCAACACCGATAACTACGAAAGCGAGTTCTACCAAAGCAACACGGTCAGCGTATCGGTCAAAAGGTTTGCATTTTTTACGTTGCAATACAAAGAGATGAGTGCTGATGCCGACAACGATTGGGTTGATAGCGGCAAAATTTTTGCCGTTCAAAGTGAAACAATGCAACCAGTATTTAACTTTTTGAGAGTTGAATTTACAACAACAAAGCTGCGTATTTTTAGGCTTCGCCCAATAACTGGATTCGAGGTTAGGCGAAAAACGTCTGGTAATTTTTACTTGCTAGACACAAATGAAGGCTTCCAGTATCAAACGGTCGCTTCTTATAGTGGCGCTGCTGTCAAAGTCGGTTTTAATGGCAAAATTTTTGCTTACCCATTCCACAATGATGTCAGGTCGAAGTTTAACGAGGCAGATCCCGACCTAACCACTTCCTATACAAAGAACACTCAGACTAATCAATCTGATGATACGTTTCAGTCTCTTGAGGCTGTAGACACAGCAACAGGTTCGGGGTATTCATCAATGATTGATGATTTTATGACCTGCGCAGAGGATTTTATCTACGAGGAGATTTCGACAAGTGCTGAAAAAGGACCAGAGCATAGCGTCTCTTACGTTGACGAGATCGTGACGGGTCAAACGGGCAACTATAGTAATCTTGCTTTGGTTGGCATCAATATTCGATCCTCAACTGAGTGGAAGCAATTTACGCAATTCTCTGGTTATGTAGGGCAAGGCATTAAATCTAGACGACTGGATTCGTACACAGGTTTGCCTTTTAACCCTACGCCAAACCACTTGTATCGCTTCCCAGAAATCTTGCTGGACTTGATGACAAACGATAGATACGGCATGGGCGATTTAATCAAAGATGAAATGATTGATATTGCTGGATTCAAGGAGGCCAACGATTGGTGTCAAAGCAGAAGCTACTTTTTCAATGGTGTTGTTGCTGATCAAATAAACATTAGGCAGTATGCCGCAGATCTTGCCGCAACACATTTGCTGTATTTTGCTGAGATAAATGGTCAGTTTACACTTAAGCCCGCCTTACCTGTATCTGGCTCAGCATTTGTCGCCGCAGACATTAAGGGGCTGTTTACTGTCGGCAACATCCTAGAGGACAGCTATCAGGTTGAATACTTAAACCCAGAAGATAGAGAACCAATTGAAATCAGCGTCACCTATCGGGAAGAACGCTCATCTTCTGATCTTTCAAGCGAAGGCGCATTTTCTACTGTAAGAGAAGTGCTGATCAAAGAAGCAAGTTATACGCCGTTGGATACGGTATCGCTGGACATGACTGATTATTGCACACAACGGAACCACGCAATTGATGCTGCAAAATTTATCATCAGAATGCGCAGGTTGACTGATCATGTTGTGAGATTCAAGGTCACGCACGAATCTATCTACAGCAATATTGCGCCTGGCGATTACATCAATGTTGCAATGGACGCGACAGAATACTCCGAATTTAGTAATGGCGTTGTCACTGGAGCGGGGGATCTTGTGACATCAGAGGCTTTTGCTGATGGTAGTTATTCTGTGTTTGCTTGGGATCCCGACTCTGGCAATGAACCGAGTGTTCAAACCTTAGTTGTAACCGGTGGTGGCACTAGAGCGACACCAGCTGGAATCATCTTTACCGAGATTAAGTCAAGCCAAGAGTCGAGAACCTATCAGGTTGAGCAGATCACTGCGGACCAAGACGGCACCTTTACAATAGAGGCGCTGCACATGCCAGTTACTGGTGCTGGCGTTCCGTTGGTTGCTGACGGTTTTGACACTGCTTCAAACTGGACAATTGTTTGAACCATGACAACTTCATTTCCATCAATTGAACCTTCGAGCCGGAGTTTCAAGCCTCCGACATATCCCGTCAAAAGCTATGTATCGCAGTCTGGCGTTACAACTCGTCGTCTGTTTGCCTCTTTGCCGAGTCGGGCAGAGCTGAAACTAGAGTTTAGAAACATCAATGATACGAATACCACAGCAATTATGAATGCGTACAAAAGTGCCCAAGGGTCTCTGGACGATTTGTCGCTACCAGTTGCTGTTTTTAATGGAGCAGATTCGACCCTAGCGACGTATTTAGACGGATCCTCTTTTGCTGCAGGCTTGAAATGGTGTTTTGCTGAGGGTTCTCCCCCAAGAATTGCTAGTGTCGCTCCAGGGCGATCAAATGTGAGTGTCAGCCTTGTCGGAGAGCTTAGAATGAGTTGAAAGGGTTATCCAATGGCTGTTAAAACAGGTTCTACCGCTGAGCTTCGTTTTGAAGGCGCAGCCATTGCCAAAGTTCGAGACGTTAGCTTGACGATTGTTCGAGATGCGCTTGAAACAACAGGAATTGGTCAAAAAGATCGCACTTATGCTTATGGCGTGAGAGGAACGACTGGCACGGGAACGCTTTTATATGATTCTTCCAATGCTGCAACCACAGCAACGATGAATCGGCTGCTGAATGATTCAGAAGCAACTGACACCATTGCCATGGTTTTGGATACCAATGTGGCTGAAGGCACTTTGTCTGGGGATGCTTTGATTACGCAAGCGGGTGTTTCCGTAAGCGTCGGAAGCGTTGTTAGCGTGCCGATTTCATTCAGCTTCAGCGGGAAACCTAGCGGTACGTTCTAATGGCCGTACTTGGTGCAGGTGGCTTTCTTTATTTAAGCCGAGAAATCCCAAACGCCATGGCGCTGTCTTGGCAGCGTTTAAATATTGGTTCAACTCCTCATACAATAACTTTTGCTAGTCCAAGTTATTGGCAAGGTGACAGGATAATTTTGGCGTCCGATGGAGGATTGCCTATTGATTTGAATGGTGATGGGTACGCTGATTGCCCTGATGGGCATGGCATTTATCGCGGATCAATTTGGAGGAATGGTCCCAGCAGAGCTTTTTATACGGGGCCCAATACCGATACCAGTCCTTTCTATGGGCAGCTGCTTGCGACTCACACTCTGGCTACGCAATCGGATGATTCTTTAATCACGCAATCTGGCGATACATTGGTCGGCTTTTTCGGCAATCATGATGATGACAATTTTTACAACACTCCTGCTAGCACTGGACTGACAGAGCAAACCGATGCATATATGAGCCGTGACTTACTTGATAGGATTAGGCTTTGGACAACAGAAGCTGCAGCGCATACGCAATCTGGCACTGAAAAAACGCTCTTAAATGTAAAGCCTAAAAATCTCGTCATTGCCAACTATGTTGACAATGCAAGCTATACAACAGCAATTGATTCTGCAATAGCTTCAATTGCTAATCTTGCTATTGCTGGAGAAGTTGTCCTTTCTACTTTGATTGCATTGCCGCCTGGTTTCCATATTGCCTGCGATGACGCAAACAGGAAGTATAACTTCCAGGTTCAACTTAAGCAATGGATTTTAAGTGTCGATGCTGAAAACTTAGATACAACTGCTATCGGTCAAGCTTTTGGTGAAAATGTTAAATCACTGGTGCGTGGAGCAGGCAGCATTGACTTTCTGGCTGAGCATCAATCTGTCGCTGATGAACAAGATACTTTAGCATTGCTTCGCCTTGTGTTGCTATTGCAGAATCAATGCAATACTAAGGCGAGATTTTATTTGTTCAAAAATCGAAACGAACCGAGCCCGAAGATTGATGGCTCTGTCTACTACGAATGCGAAATACTCTTGACGAACACGAATCTAAATGCACAAGTTGGCGATCTGCTAACCGGAACGGCTGATTTTGTTGCCACTTCCGAAATCGAAATCAAGGTGGCTGTCTAAATTGCACCACGCCAAGACTTCAAGCTAAACTTGAATCAGCAAATAGATCTGCAAAGAAGTGGCTGAGATCAACCGCGCTGGCGAAGCTCAATCTTTGGGTCATATTGATTCGACGCAAGGCGAGTTCCGCGAGCAGATTGATGCGCTTACTGATGCTGTCCGGCAACTTGGCGGCAAAGCAGAGATTGCTCCTGGCAACACGGTAATTAACGATCCGTTGTCAGCACCTTATGTGCTGTATGTCAACAGTTACACCGGCAAAGATACTTTTGTTGCTGGTGATTATTCCAGCACTGATGACGGCACGTTTGAAACCAAAATGCGTCGGATCAGTCTGCAAAGGCTGGAGTGTGGCTACACAGAAGCACGTCCGTTTAAGACGATTAACCGTGCAATCATTGAAGCAGGCATCATCACAAGTCGTGATTATCTAAACCTGCCCGGCAACATTTGCGGCGACTTGGTTTCAATCGTTGTGATGCCTGGAGTGCACACAGCATTGAATGCTGCGGGACTTGCTGATAATGCGACTAATTTTCCTGCTTACGGCAACACCAAGGAATTTAGCGATGCAGAATTGCAAAGCTTTAACCCTGAAGGCAGTGCTGGCATCATCCTTCCGCGAGGTTGCAGTCTTGTCAGTCTTGATCTGCGGAAGTGCAATATTCGCCCTGACTTTGTTCCTGGCGGCACCAATGCACTGGATGAAGCTGCTGACTACAGCAACCGTGGCAGCATTTTCTTAGTCACGGGTACAGGCTTCTACTACGGTTTTACTTTCCTAGACAAGGAAAACTATCCGTACACACATCATTTGCTGCATACATTTGAATTTGCAGGCCGCAGCCGTGTTGACGAGTTTTACAGCAAAATCCTCAAGAGCTTTGGTAATGTTGCTGGCATCAGCAGCACTTACACAAAAACTCGCAATAGCGAAGTAGAAATTGTTGGCCCTGCTCCAGCACCTGGAACGCAAACCGAAGCAACTGACAGCGTAAGTTCCGCGTCTCCTTACATTTTCAATTGCTCAATCCGAAGCCTTTATGGCATGGGTGGCATCTTTGCAAATGGTGCAAATGCCGAGGGCTTCAAGAGCATGGTCACGGCCCAATATACGGCGATTTCTCTTCAAAAGGATATGCGCTGCTGGCAGCGTTACAACAGCGGCAACTGGGTGGACATCAGTTCAACTGCTGCAGGTAATTACAGCGACTACATTGACGAGTCACCGGACAATGTTCGGATGGACCCAAACAAACGCAGCTTCCATATTCGCTGTGTAAATCGTGCAATTATTCAAGAAGTTAGCGTGTTTTGTATAGGCCAAGGAGTCCATCATTGGGTTCAGTCCGGAGGAGAACTTACGGTCACTAATAGTAACTCAAACTTCGGCCAAGTGGCAAGTTTAGCCGAAGGATTTGTAGCAGATAGCTTTGCAACAGATAAGAACTGGAATGTTTCAAGTATTAACGTTGCGCGTGACATTTCAGGACTGACCAATAAATGGGCACGTACTGATATTGGTGAACTTACCGCAAGTGTTTCTAATAATGCCACCACAATTACGTTGACGGCAAACCTTGAAGGCAGTGAAAACGACAAGCCAACAATTTTGGCTCGTAATGGTTATTCGCTCGACACCTATGGCGGCACGTCTTACATCTGGATTGAAAACTCGAACGGCGTTGATTACTATGCGCCACTCGCAGCCAATGCTTGGAATCCTAACAACCCAAATGAAATCAACGTAAGCACTGCATTCGTTAGTGCTGATGGCGCCACTCCGCCATCAACAGATGCAAGTAGTGCATTCCCTCCTATTGCGGGCAAGACTATTTATATTCGTCGCCTGCAAGACGTTCGGACGTTAGATGAACGCACTTATTCACTAACTTGTAGCAATACTTCAGCAGATTCGCGCAACATTATTCGCGATTACGGGATTCAAACGGACACGCTTGGCGCGTCGATTGACGCTGAAATCGAAGCAGCAGAGCCGATCATTGCCAGCTCTGTTACTACACTGCCTGCCACTACTGGTGTCTTCAGGGTTAACAAGGTAGAGGTTCGCCGTGCTGCTGCTTCAACAGATTGGGACAACAAAGGCAAATATCGCAGCGGTTATCACCTCACCAATAACTATTACAGAACCGGTGATGTCGTTCGCCATCAAAACAAGCACTACAAGTGCATTGTTGAGCACATCGCTGAATCCACTTTTAATAGCAATTACTGGGATGAAGTTTTTGTCCACATGGATGAAACTTATGCGGCGGAAGATTTCTTCAAGAACTCGAAACCGGTTCTAATTTTTGACCGTGATAAAGATAACAATGTTACCAGTGACTTGCTCGGTTACACGAACGCCGATCTTGGTACTGATTCGCAGCTGACACGGCAGCTCAGGACTTCTGTTGATTACCTAGGCGTTTATTCATTCCTTCGCAGCCTAGGTTTTAACGACGCAGATTCACACACGATTTTGCTGCCTAAAGCACCAGTAGATCGCGAGCGTAACCCTGGCAGTGCTCTTAGCGGCATTGGCAACCCATCAGGCGCTGCAAATGCATGGGACAACTGGCCTTTGACTATGCGTCGTCCAAGCCAGATCCGTCTGTTCGGGCACGCCATGGAATGGTCGGGATATTTGAACTATTCCAAGGCCCTTCCGCAGTATCAGCGCGACCTTACACCTAGCAACAAATTTAGCTTTTACTTTACTAATCAACTTGGTGGGCGTGTTTACATCTCTGCTTTCAATGAAGAGGGATTCCAGATTACCGCTGCTGGCCTAACTGATCTTGCAACAGGTGAAGTCTTGTCGCCTGAAGGTCTTGGCGGCGAAGACGCAGACGCTGGCGTGACGATTTTCAATGGGGATGTGGTCGTCAATGGTGATCTGTTTGCCAATAGCATCCAAAGCGGGCAGAAAGCACTTGTTTATGTAAAAGACAACAACAAGAACGAAGTAAGCCAAGGCCGTGGCATGGCATGGATTGCACCAGCTGAAGCAATTCCTGATGTCAGTGTTGCTGATGCAGCTAGTTTCAACACAGAAAACCAAGAGGGAACTGCTGCTGGCCCAACAAATATCGGTAGCAATGGTTATTCAGGTCCGCATTTTGTAACGCCTTACTTCCTTGATTTGTGGAAAGCCAAGAATGGATTGCTTGGCAAAGTCCCTGGAGCGGTCAAGATTTACGTCAACCCAAGGGCAGTGCAAAAAACGGGCAACTTCCCTAATCCTGCAAACAACGAAAGCTACAACTACAACGCATCAATTGCCGATTTGCTGAGTCGTCCACCGACGAGCCCTGATGCAGCCGTTACAACTTTGGCGCTTGCCATTGAATATGGAAACCTTTCGGTTGCAACTACAACGAAAATCCAGTATTACCTTGGCCCTGGTATTTACACAGACACTGGAACGAAGGTTTTCACGCATCCAGTTGAGCTGATTTCATACGATTATGCAACAAACAATTTGTTGACTAATGGCGTTGGCGGCGGTCAAGTTCCGTTCTTAGGAACCACCAATAATGGTCGTGGCCCTAGCAATAGCGGCAGAAGTGCCTTGACTGGTTCAAACCTTGAGTCGCATATCAAAGATGCAGACAATCATCCAGTTTTCTTGACTCGTGTTTACCACCAAGCAAGAAATGTCAACACTCAGAACGCGATTCGCTTTGACCCTTTAACACTGCAATTTGAAAAAGATGCAACCATTCAGGGTGTCGTTTGGTGGGGAGCCACGACCACTTTGGAGCAATTGCAGGGCACTTCAACTTTGACAGACCAGCTCGTACCAAACAGCTTCTTCAGTCAACTGAATGCCGCTCAGCTGCAAACTGTTACCACGCAAAGCAGCCGTGGGAAGGTATTAAACTCCCTTGTTTACCAGCTGATTTCAGCCAACTCAAGCACCAATAATATTGACTACATATCAAATGCTCCATGCATAATTGCATACGATCAACTTAGGATTCGCGATATGGCGATTACGGCAACTGGTTTGCCATTCTTTAATATAGGAGGAAATAGTAATCAGCCTACTATTGAGCTGAGGAACAATGCTGTTCTTCGATTAAATGGAACGTATTTTATTGGAAATAACGTTCTTGACAACACTGGCTACGCAGGCCAAGGTTCTGTTGCTACACCGACATTTAGAGTTCAATCCAATTACAAGCACTTTGGTTTTGGTCCAGCAATGCTCTCAATGGGGAGCAACTCGTCGAATGGTGTTGGCACGTTCCAATTCTGCGGCTGGGGAACCCCAATTAGACTTGGGCCTAGTAACTATGTTTGGAATACAACCTACATCAACATTCACTTAATGACCAGAGAGTATCAATACATGCCTGACACCGATACACAATATGGCGGAACAATTACTACGGTTGATGCTAATCAAGGCCCTGCATGGCCTTCTGTTGTTGGAAGTTTGACTAAAAATCGGAGGACAATTACCAGCCATTTTGTTGATTATCGAACTGCTTCAAATGCGTCACGAAGTGGTTTTGCCGGTAATTTTGGGCGTTACATGAGATATTACGGAGGAACTACTCCATCCGGCTGGCTTTCAGTCGGTTGTACGCCTTTGAAAGGTACTGCGCAAACTAATCCTGATCCGGCAGCAGGTGATCCAGTTGTTTCAATTCCAGCAGGTAGTCACTGGGATTATCAAAGCCGCCCATTTTTCATGCGACGCAATCAGTCTGAAAGTGAAACGCCCAGTGGCGCTACGTTTCTTAATCCTGGGTATCCAGCATCGCCTGAGATTATCAGCCGTAACTACACCTACGGAACTGGTGCAGTGCAGTTGAACTGCAAGTATGCAATTGTCAATGTGGGCATTGACTACGATAGAAATTACAATTCCAACAGGTTGCTGTTTGCCTAATGGCTGTTTACGTCACCCCAGATCCCGTTTATCCAGACGAAGAAGAGTTTCTCGGTGATGGCGTTTCGTTTTTTACCGGAGACAAAGAGCTTGTCTGGGGTGAAGCCGCAGCAGATTGGGAAGTCCAAGATCAGCCTGACGGTTCATGATGAAGCGGTAGACTTTAATCATGCAGTTTTAGTTGGTCGTTGTGGCTGAGGTCAAAATTACAGATGCCAGTCCGCTTACCAATCCGGCAAGCACTGATGTTCTCGCGATTGTTGATGTTGCTGCAGACATAACCAAAAAGGTTAAGGTCGAGGATCTGGTCAAGAATGCTGGTGATGGTACTGCTGCCGCACCATCTTTTTCATTTGATTCTGATCCGAATAGCGGCCTTTACAACGAAAGTGCTGACAAAATTGGCTTTAGTACCAATGGCATCGGCCGTGTTTATGTTGACGGCAGCGGGAATATTGGCATTGCGCAGATCAACCCTAGTGCGCCACTTGAGTTCGGCAAATCTGATTATGGCGAAAACTCTTCAGAAGATTTTTATCGAATTAAGTTTAATAATTCAGCCAACACTGCCAATGATATTGGCATTGGTCAGCCTGACGCCAACTCGATCGCGCTGAACTCTTCTAATAATGGATCAATTATTTTCTATCAAGGTTCAGATGGTGAGGTTGCACGTTTCCATACCAATGGGTTTTTGGGGATTGGGAATACAACACCCACTCGCACTCTTGACGTAACCGGCACTGCTGCGGTTTCTGGTGCGCTGACTGCCGGATCTGCTGCTATTGTCGGGACTTTAACGCAAAACGGCAATAATGTTTTGACCGTTGGTGAGACAGGGGCTATCACCAGCGCGATGATTGCTAATGACACCATTGTTGATGGTGACATCAATGCTAGTGCTGCAATTGGGCTAAGCAAGTTAGCAACTGGTGCTCTCCCTACTAATATCACTATTGCATCAGCAAATATTGTTGACGGCACCATTGTTGATGCTGATGTCAGCGCAACGGCTGAAATTGCCGTTAGCAAGCTTGCAAGTGGCACGGCACGGGAATTGCTACAAACTAATGCCGCT